CAAACTCATTTCCTATTTGCATTTTCCAAGGATTTTCTTGGTGAGTTGGTGTTGATGAATATACCTGAAAATCGTTTCCAGTTTTTGAATAATTATTTAAACTTGCGTATGTTAAATCAAATGCAACCTTTCTAAATCTTAGTGCTGTATCACGTAAGAATAAGCCCATCATTAACGGCATTACTAAGTCATCATTGTATCCTTGCATCGCTTGAGGCTTACCATTTTTCCAAATAAACACTCTTAACTCATCTAAAGTTCTTTGTGATCTGATTATAACGCTTCTTTCTTCTAGGAAAGATCGTCCTTTTTCAATTACAAGCGGTCTAGTTCTTTGGTTCATACCAAAACCAGGTACCATTCCATCACCTCTATCAAATTTTGCAACGTATAAATCAATTTGAGTTCCAACTACTTCACTTTTAGGCGAGTAATATAGGTTTGGATACCCCATTTCTTCAATTGTAGTTACAACATCCCAACCAATACTCGCATTTTCAACGATTAACAATGCATTATTCCATTCAATAGACCTTGCTACTAAACCTCTTGCAAAGTCTTTTGTAGCTAGTTGATCTTTAAATTCAGCTACCTGAGCTAGAGATTCGACATCAAATATATGATAAGTTGAGTAATCCTTTCCATCACCACGTGCAACGTCTGCCATGATCATGTAGTTTTTCATTGGATCTGGATATTCCCACAACCAGTAAGACTGGCCTATACCCGACCTTTCTATAGGATCTAGTATCGTATTCTCTTGATAGTAGTTTAGTGTATTTGGTTCAATTACAGTGTCCCCTGAAGTACTAAAGTCACAATCACACTCTTGTGCAGCTGCTCTTTCTCCTAGATCTCTTGTTTGTTGAGATCTCCATTCTTGGTTTCTCTCAGGATGTACAGTCCATGGTAGACTGATTGGAGTAAAGTTGTTTTCTCCGTTTTGTGCTCTTACAAACTCTTTATGAAACCAATTACCTACCCCATTAGGAGTTGATAAGGCAATGCATCTACCACCCGTTGCCAACGTTTGTTGTGCAGCTGTGAATATATCACCAATACGATCAATAAACGCAGCTTCATCTATTACTAATAACGATACGGCTTCAGAACGTGCTGAATCTGTTGCTGCTGATACTGCTTTAATTTGAGATCCGTTCTTTAGTCGTAAACTAAGACGGTTATGCTCCATTACTGGAAGTTGCATCCACTTTGGTAGGTTATCGTAAGCAAACCTTACCTTAGTTACCATGTTTTTTGCTGTAGCTTGAGTAGTTGCTAGTACAAGAATATTTTTATCTTGTTCAAACAACATCATCCATAAAGCAAAAGCCGAAGTTAGCGTAGAAATACCAAGCTGTCTCGACTTGTTAATGATGCAATAATCAAATCTTTGGAATAATTTAAGCGATTTTTCTTGAAATGGAAATAGGTTGAAGGTCATTCTACCCTTAGTCGGATGTTGAATCGTATAATACTTCTTCATGAAGTATACAGGATCTGCTTTACACTTAATTAGCTCTTGCTTTATTGCATCGCTAATACTCATTTGTGATGCCATTTTCTTATTTTTATAACTAATTAAGCCACTTCCTCTTCACTATCATCATCTGCTGACACAGTCATGGCTTGATTTATGTCAGATCTTAGCTTTTTAATCTGGTTAGGTATGTTACCGATTGCTTCCTTATACTGATCTAACCCTAATTGACCACTCTTATATTGCATTAACAGTGAATCTTTTTGAGCTTCTAAAGCCTGTAATTGAGCCTGTTTTTTATGTATACCGCTTAATACTGGTTCTGGTTGAGCCACATCTTGTGGTGCTGGTTCCTGCTCAAAGTCATCTTCATCATCAGTTTCTGGAGCATTCCAACTATCCTCTGGTTCATCTTCTTCGTAATCTCCTTCCTCATCGTTAGTATGTAGTATTTGTCCAGTGTTATCGTTCTCTCTCATCTGAGATTGACCTGTTAATTTATTCTTAATCAAGTACTTTTGAATATTAAATTCCATTTGAATTCTTTATTATAAATAGCTATCACTAGAAGTCAAACCTCATAGGCTCTCCTGTAGGCACAGCTTTGTGCTGGTTTACCAGTTCTTGCCATTTACTCTTTGAATACCTAATGCCAAAAATATAATACTCTGAAGCCTTTTTATCGTCCTTTGGATAGATTAGTGCAGGACCTTCCATTGAGTGCATTTTTGCCACCTCTTCATCCTTTTGAAAGTAGGTTATTGTTTTGCCGCAAACTGTTTTAATAGTTCTTACTATGGTTTGTGTTTTCATTTTGGTCTATTTAATAAAATATACAATTTAATTTTTAAACTAACAACAAGAAACCCGACTTTTTAAGGTCGGGTCGATCAAAGGATACTATCCTAAGAGTGGAATTATTTACGATTCAGTTTCACCTGCTTCTGCTTCTTCTGGTGTATTTTCTTCTGGTGGACCTTGAGGTGCACTTCCGCCACCTGATGAACTACCTTCGGTTTTATCTTCACCGTCTGCTGCTTGTTCTTCTCCTTTAGGACCTTTCGTATCGATTGGATTACCTAAGGCAAGTAGTCTTGAAATAGCATTCATGCATCTTTCTCTTTCACCAATTGTTTGTAAGTAGTATTTCTTACCGGCAACCTTTGCTTCGTATGCTTTACCTAAAAACGTAAGAGTAAACTCTTGGTCGTTGTGTAATACAATTTTGAAAGTGGTAGGTTTTGGAGAAATAATATAAATACCGGTAATGTAATCCTTATAGGCTGAGCTCATTAACATAGTTAACGTCTTTTCTAAAGTAGGATATTTTTGTAAAATGTAGCCAATAGGATCATCTTCAAAAGATTGAACGTTAGGTTCCATTCTTTCAACTTCATTAAGTATCAATCTTCTTATGATTTCTCTATTTGTCATATTATTTTTGTACGTTTTTAGCGAATTGTGCCATGTGTCTTAGGTGTGCATTCTTACTGTGAGTAGCTTTGTTAAGCTTAGCTTGAGGAATATCTTTTTCCTTTCCTACGTGTAATGCTTTGTGTAAAGCACCTTTGTGTTTAGGATTAACTGCTTTTTGAATCCAGTTTTCATCTTCAAACATTGCTGGGTTTACTTCGTAGCCTGGAGTTGGTTCTTCTTCACCACCCATTTCAGCTTCCATTTCGCTAATGTATCTAGCAACCGACGCTAAATTTTCTGATGCTACTGTAATTTTAGCTAATGCCCAAGCTGGGAGTTGGTCTTCTGGGTGAACCATGCTGATTAACTTAGATGCATTAGATGCGATTGATCTCAACTCACCATCAGCCATAGGTGCATTACCATCTTCACCGTGAGTGAAGTCTTTACCTTGTTTATCTCTTTCACATTCCCAACATTCACTAAGTAGATCCTTTAACTTTATCATATTACCAAGCTTTGCAGGACCAATAGTTTGCTTTTGTTCTAGGTCCAGGGTTATCACAATGATGTCTTGCTCTATAACTTCTCCTCCTTGCGGGGATACTTTTCTTTATTCTCATATTAGGATCACCGAAGTTCACCTTAATAACATTTCCTTTTGGGTTTTTAACATAAACAGATCTTTTCTTAGGTCCGCCTGGTGTTAAAAAAGGTTTACCAAGAGTCACTTTGTGACCGTGGTATTCTGCTTCTTCAAGTATTCCATTATTCCAACATTCAGTAATATACTCAGCTAAACATTGAGGACAGTAGTTCTCAGTTTCTAACCCTTCATCTAATACTATATGTTCATTCATATTAGATCCTTTTAAAGTAGCGTATAGAGTTTGAAACTCATTCATTCCATCATGGTCCATTACATGCAACTCTTCTATTGGTACACAGTTTGGAACCTCTCTACCATCCTTCATTTTAGTTCCAACAGGATGATATCCTCTCCAACATGGATTATCTTTAGGATTTCTTAGGCCCATTAGTGTAGGTATTTAAGTTTATACTTAGTAGTTTCGATTAATTTTACAATCTCATCAATCTGATTTTGAATGTAAGTATCTTGAGTTACTATGGTTTTTCTTGCAGTTTCAACGTACTTAGATAGCGCTTCAAAATAAGTTATGTATTGATCATCTTCTTTAAATGTAGCTGGGGAAGTGTATCCTTTAATGATGCCGTATCTTCCTTGGTAGCTTTCTACTAACTCGTCAGTTGCTTCTAAAATTTCATCATAATACTTGTTCAATGCTTTGTGTGCAGCATAAGAACCAGGTCCTTCAACTTGCCAGTGAAAAACATGAGCTTGGTTACGAGAAGCTAATAATGTCGATATAAATTGAGATATTTGGTCCATTATTCTTCTTCTTTTTTAGGTAATTCTTTTTTAGAAGCTGTAACCATTATATGTTTAGTGCGTAATTCTCTAATTTTAGCCATCTTTCTTTCTGCTAACTCATGATGCTTTTCAGTCAATTCAGGTTTTTCAGCAGCTTCTTTCATATGACCATTAACTTCTTTTTGAAGTCTGCTAATGTGTTTAGTTATTTCATCTAAAACGTGGTCTTTTTTCTTTTCCATCTCAGACATGTGGCTATGTAGTTCATTACAAGCAGATTCAGCTACAATATTAGCTTCGTCTTCATCGCTGTAGACACCATGCACTGATTCTGGATTAAATTGACCCATACCAAAAGCATGTGAATGATGAACTAAATCCTCAGGTGAGGATTCTGGAGTTGGTTTTAACACCACAATTATCTTACCGACCTTGTCTTCACAACCCGGATGATCCCAATGTTCTTCCATCATAGTACTTTCCTTTAAATTTTTCTTTTTAGGTTCATTGATATGCAATGCAGCTAGGTATTTATCTAATGCTTCTTTGGTACCTTTGGTTTCACCAACTTTTTTGCCGTGTTTATATACAACGTACTTATTTCCTACTTTTTTATGAGTATAAGGCATTTCTAAACGTTTTCTTGTTTATAAATATCTAACTTCTTCAGTTCAGCAACCTTCTCTTTTACCTCTTTATAGACTGATGCTTTATCGCCTCCGCCCCATTTCTCCACTTCCCCCATTTCAGAAACAAAAGTATCGTTTTGATCAACCCAAGCATCTAAGGCTCTTTCTAAGTCGCTTAGCTGAGCGTTTTTATTGCTATTCATTATGTTAGAACAGTATTCCTCCCACTTTCCTTGGTTTTTTATGTCAGACTCCATTCTAGAAACACAGTCAATACACATTTGGTGGATAGCCCACATCTTCCTATTATACTCATGTGCCTTCATAACTCCACCACATTTCGGACAACAAAGAGGTAGTACAACTAGTTTTTTTATTTCATCAAGCTTAGTTACAGTTTGTTTTAAGCCACCCTTAATGGTCCACTTTTTACCACCATCTTCCCAAACATCTCCTTCTTTATGGCTTTCTACGTATTTTTCGTAACCAGATTGTATTTGAGTTGCATCGTTTGTATTACCTGAAATGATGTTTCTCATCCTCTGCACGTCTCGTGGTGCAAATTCTTTCTTTAAATTATTTTCCATAACGGTTATTTTGATATTTTATACAAATCTTTTATATGTTTAGCGTATTTAATTAAATACTTTTCTACTTCCTTTGGCTTTTTTTCTACTCCTAATTTGATAGCATCCTTTAATCCTATTAACATCTTACGAATGTAAAATAATTTTGGATTTGGGTTGGGTAATGCTTTTTTATCTATTACAGTATACGTTATTGCACTATGTGTTTTACCGTTTTTACCGTGTACCTTAACTGATATTTTTTTATATCCACCTTCCTGTTTGTCTAATTTTGGTATTTCACTACTGTCAATTGTATATAAAATTCCAAATACTTTACTGCCTGGAGCTTTAACCACATCTGCTACTGAGCTGTCATGATCTCTCTTAGCTATTTTATCAAAAGCTAATTCATATCCATCTAACCACGCAAGTTCAATAGCTTTTGCAGTTTTGTAATTTGCTTCAAACTCAGCAATATCCATGTTACTCCCATAAGCAAAATACTTTTCCTGCTGCTCCATACTATTTTCGTTTATCTACTATTTTGTAGGGTATATTTTTTGCTTCTAGCATTTTAATTAAATCAAAATAGGTCGATAAAGCGGGTGGTTCAAAAGATTCTTCATCGTCAAAATCTTGATTACCTACAATGCTAGGTTTTTTTACAGCAACTTCAATTATACATTTTGAAATGTCTACACCTTTTGGATATCTTTTTATGCTTATTCTTTCTTCTGATTCATCCACGGAACTTCTACCGTATCCGGCTGCAGCATCTGCGTGTGGCTCTAGTTTATATCTATCCGATAGTAGATTACCATCAATCGCTATTCTTACTTGATCTGATATAGAGTCGCTGGACATACTTTTATTTCTTGTGAAGGAAATATAAGGCTGTACTAGCGTACCGTGAGTTGATTTTAAAACTAAATTATCACCTAGGATAGCCACCATGTTAGAGTAGCTAGTAAAATGATACAAAGTACCAACTTGTTTTCTTTCATTTAATAAATCTATTAGCTTTATCATATTGAATCTAAATCGTATACACTTAAATTAAGTTTACCGTAATCCCTCATTAAAATACCAGCCATTGCATTAGCCTCATCTTCAATAGTTGATCCTGTTTCTCCAGAACCACCTTCAATCATTTTCAACTCATTTTGACGGTGGTGAGTTAATTCGTGTGCTAAACTCCTACAAACATCTGCCAAGTTTCTACCTAAGTAAAATACTTTAATTGAATTGTCGTTTGGATTATATTCTCCGTATGATCTAAATTGCTCAACAAAAGCTTTATCAGCAATCAACTTAATATTTGGTAGTGATTGTATGTATAATTCTTTTTTGCAAAATTTAATAAAGTCTTTAAGCGTATTAAGCTTCTTCTGGTCCATTGTCTTGTTTTACTTTTGGTGCTAACATTTTAAAAACCTTAGGTGCAACACCTTTATTGTATGCAGCTTCCGGAACTGTTTCTGCAAATTTCTCATAATCACCACTACTTAGTGTATTTCTAACATAGGGAGCTGATACAATACCTGCTTTCTCATGTACCTGAATTGCTCTAACCCTATCTCCAAACTGATCTTGGAGTGATTTTATGTAATCTGCATCATCTTTTTCATCATCTCCCTGAGCTACGTACACAGGATTGACAGTTGAATTAGCCTTTAGGTAGTGAATAATACCAACTATTGGAGATTCATCTGTCGAAATAGTTACAGTTATTTTTGGATTTGGCTCTGCTCTCAAGTACATATTCCAAATTTGTAAGGAATCTTCAGGTGTAATTCCATCTATAGTCTTCCTACTAATTAAAACATTTACCTGTTTTACATAGTCTCTACTAGCTAAATTTTTAGCTGCTTCAAAGTGTCCTTTGTGTGGAGGTTTAAATTTACCAGGATAAAAGCAAGGACCTGCTCCGTTTATCATGGCTTCGGCTATTCTATAACCTAGTAATTCAGCATTAATCATATGCTAATAAATATCTAGCCTTCTATTAGTCTTGCGTTTTCCACTTTTTCTTTTAATTCTTTCATATAAGCAACAGCTACTTTGATCTTTTCTCCCACATATTCGGCTTCTTTTTCATCTAAGTCTAACCTAAAAATAAACATTTGGTACTGTGAATCTACTCTTGGATCGTAACTAATAAAGTCACACCACCTAGCTTCTGCACAAATCATGTTAGAAAGACACTGGTAGTAGTAGTTTGGAGCCACCTTTTTGAAATCTTCTACCGACTTTATTAATCCGTGTTTAAAATGATTAACGGAATTATAGGGACATTTTACTTCGATAATACCATCAGGCTGCACTTCTCCATCAGGTGAACCACCATAATACTCTCCTACAGGAATAAAAGAAGATGCATTTACGGTTAAATTTTTCTTACCACTATAAACTTTAATAGCTTCTGGTTCTAAATTAGTACCCCAATCCAAGGCAGGTCCTCCTGCTAATGGAGCTATTGCTCCAAAAAACTCACTTACCTTTTCAAGTAAATAGGTTTTTGCTGTGTCTGTTAGGGTATTTTCCTTTCCACCCATTATTTTATGTATCTCTGAACTGGTTATTTTACCTCTTCTTATTTTAAACCACTCATCTGAGCGTTGTTCTATAATCATAGTTGCATTTTCTTAAGTAGTAAAGCACCAAATGTAAGCTGCTTTGCTGTATGTAAATACTTAGTTACTTGTTCAAAACCTATATCAGAAGGATCTTTGCCTTGTAATTCAATCAAATAAACGTCTTTACCAAGGTCAATTAATTGTTTGGCATAATCTATCGATTGCTTTAATGCATCGTTGTCTAGCGCTAAATAAACCGTTTTTACATCGCTTTGTACTAATTTCATCATTAGTGCTTTTGGAATGGTCTTACCGAATAGAGGAATAGCGTTGCGTTTTAAAGCAATAGCATCAAAAATACCCTCACATAAAATGACCGGAACCTTCCAGTTTATAAGATACTCAAATCCAATTAAATCGTTTTTGTTACAAGAAGGTGCGTTGTATTTTCTACTTGGGTCTTTTTCAAATGATCTCGAAATGAAATAGTTGAGTCTACCGTTTTCATTGTATGAGGGAATAACAATAGAGTTCTTGTATTTTCCTGTTTCACAATAGCCAATATTATATTTTATTATATCTGCCTCGGTTAAACCTCTTTTTTGTATGTAAGATTTAGCTTGTCTGTAGGGAAGCTTACTACTATTTTTAGTCAAAGACTCAAATTCTTTAGGTAACTCTACAACTTCGTAAGTTTTATCATACTGCTCTCCTTTACCATCTGGAAAGTAGGATCTCATTTCAGCTATTTGCTGCGAAGATGCATGTAGTTTTTTTAGTAGGTTGATTAAACTTCTACCTTTTGTAGCAGGTTGACAAGTCCAACAGTTGTAGAATCCTGTAGTTGGATCTATTTCTAACTTAGGTTTATGATGCTTACAGAAGGGACAGTGGAAGGCATGGTTGCCTTTTGTAGACGGTTTAGATCTACCAATGATAGTATGTAATAATCCTAGTACTAAATGAGTCTTTTCCATTAATACTAACAATACATTTTTATTCTGGATTTACCAAATCTTTACGAAAATACTTTGAGGCTATGTGATCATTATAAGATTTGTCAGTTAAGAGTACCTCATGCACACACTGAAAATGCATCTCATAGTAGCTCAGTTGTTTTTTATTAAAGCAAAATTTTAGGATTTCTTTTCTAAGATCTCCCACACCGTTTTCTTTAATTTCTTGTAGAAGTATTTTATTAGAACCCCAATAATCGGTCCAATTTGTTTCGGCTATTACTCTTTTTGATGTAGGTTTCCTACCAGGACCGGTTTGCAAAGCTAATTCAGCTTTAGTAAGTTTTTTCTTGGTGTTTGAAAATAGAGATTTTCTACCTATGTAGAATTTTCCAGTTTTAATATTGGTAATTTTGTAGATAAATCCTACGCAATTTGAAGGTAGTTTTTCGATAGAGTCGTATTCAACAACTTGACCATCTTTGTATATAAACCATTTTTGTGACATAAACTAAATTTTAGGAATCCCATTTAACTATAAAAGTTATATCAGTGTTTGATGGAATTGGGTAAGGAGTTGCTAATTTACCAACTGCCAATAATTGAAAAGCTTCGTTATACAATCCAATAGTTGTTGCATAAGGATGAAAGGAAGAACCTGTAATATTATCTGCTAATTGGCCGTATGTTATTTGACCACTCTTATTGGTTTCACCTTTAGAAGCGTATATAGGTAATGCTCTTGAGCCTGTTATATAATTAACATTTGCAAATACAGTTGGATTTTGAGAGTAGTTAAAATCGTTCTCAAGAACTCGACATTTTACTTCATTTTGGTAAATTGTAGTTTCACTTCCAATTGTTAATGTATATGGTACGTATGTTATTGCCATGCTTATAAATATTGAGCAGCGTAAACTTTATAGTAACCCGAGTTAAATTCGTCTTTATGTTGACGTAGGTAGTCGTAGTACTTATCGTATACGTCTCCTATATGCCCGTGAATCAACGGACCTTTAGCATAATCTTGCGTAGCTGCTTTATGTTGTTCAAAATTATTAGGATCGTTTATGTTTCCGCTTTGTTTATGACCAGCTACTTCATGTGAATCACCCCAATTAAAACAGTAGGAAGGAACATAATTTTTATTGTGTTCATCTAATTCACCTTCATCTCTTAGTTTAGTATACCAACTTAAACCTTCGTATCCAGTTAAGTCTGATCTAAACCCAATCTCACGTATTCTGTTCATTTTAACGATAACAGAAGCTTCCATTGTATTCATTACCATCTTTAACTCCGTCTGACTAGCAAAAAAACTCATTTCTGGTTTCCAAGCATCTTTACCATTTAGCTCTATTCCGTCTACTGCTTGCTGTAGGTGCCACGGTAAGTAGATATCGTCATCGTCAGCTAACATAAAGTAATCGCCTGTTGCATATGTTACAGCGTCTGTACAAATTTCTCCTCTATTCTTATAAGGTTCTTTTGTTTTTAAGCTTTGACCTCTGTTGATTATAGTAATGTTAGGATCAGTAAATCCCAACTCATACGGATATTCTTCGTCGGTATTCAGTATTATTAACTCCTTATTAGGATAAGACTGAGCATAAAACTGATTTACTATCCTTTGAACGCATGTAAAGCGTCTGTACGTTGTGCAAACGAAACTAATTTTTTTCATTTCCTGTATGTTTTTGCCATTTTTCTTTCATCCACTCTGAGGAGCTTGTCATATGTCCCCACAAATCTGAGTAGGTTGTGTCTTGTAGAGCTAGAATGTCTTTGGTAATGACGTACTCCGCCCCACTATGATTCTCATGTAATAGTAAGATGTCTATAATTCCTCTAATAGGATCTAAAGAACTTACTCTATCGAAAAAACTATTGTTTATTGCATAAGCATGAGTACAATAAACAGATCCTTTTTTAACGGAGTTGAGTGTGTTTGTAATTGGATCACAGTAGTCTGTCACATCTCCTCCTAAATAGAACATATCCCACTTAATATTTTTTAAGTCGTCTATGGATGCCTGTAACCTATCTTTGAAATTGTCCTCAAAAACGCAATCATCTTCAAATATTAAAACATTAGTTAGACCTTTTTGCTTAACTTCCTTATAAATTGCTATATGAGATAAGCTACAACCATACTTAAACCTCCTTCTTTCATCGTCTTCATCTCCTGGAAAACCTGTGTAATCGTCTGGTGTTATTGCTGAAAATCGAATTGCCTCTATTCCTTGCTCGGCTGCTCTTTTTTCAAATAATTCTCTTCTGTCGGATCTTGAATCAAGATTTATGTAATATACTTCGTCAAAAAAATCTAAATATCTCATAGTAAACAGCTTTTGTTTGTAGTTTCTATTATTTCTTTTACATAGTTGTAAGCAGCTACGTTATCTCTAAAGGCTTCTTGTTTTATACCATAAGGTAAGCTAGTCATATAATTAGCTTTGTAAAACTGTCTTCCACATGCACAAGTAACACCTGCATTATGATAAATCGTATTTACATCCCAGTTTTCCACTACATCTGTAGCCCATGTAAAATCCATTTCAGGAACAACCTTAGTTTCATTACCACGTAACCAACCATTCCACAATACAGCCCACATATCAGCACACCAAATTTGAAGTTCGTGGTGTGTAGGAT